ATGCAGCGCAGCGAAAAGGGACCAATGCTTGGTTTTATGCCTTGGATGCAAGCAGCTGATGGTCCTTTCACAGTCAATCGTGACAAGATTGTGACCATCGCAAATGTTGCGGATGAAGTGAAAAACGGGTATAATAATATCTTCGGGGCAGGAATTGTCGTGCCTCCCAAGGATCTTATTCTGGGGTAATTCTTGAGCGATTTTTATACCAATGTGGCGGTCTCTGGTAAGTTCATTCTTCTAAGATCGGTTGAGAATGATAGAAGGGTCAGGAGGAAGATTGAGTACAGCCCGACCTTCTATCTTTCATCACAAGAGAAGTCTGAGTTCAAAACTCTTGATGGTGATTATGTAAAGCCAATTCAGCCAGGAACAATCTCAGATTGTCGCGAGTTCCTTGAGAGGTACGAAAGTGTCGACAATTTTCCTGTGTATGGCAATAATCGTTATGAGTATGCCTTTATTGCTGATACTTATCCTGACGATATCTTGTGGGATATTAGTAAGGTCACTATTGCTTATCTTGACATTGAGGTCGGATCTGAAAACGGATTCCCTGAGCCAAGAGATGCAAACGAAGAAATCACCGCAATCACTATTAAACTCAAAGACAATTATTTTGTGTTTGGTTGCGGCGATTATATCAAGCATCGTGACGACGTGCACTATGCAAAGTGCCGTGATGAATCAGACCTTATACGAAGATTCATCGACTTCTGGACAAGATTCTATCCAGACGTTGTCAGTGGTTGGAACATCAAGACGTTCGATATCCCATACCTTGTAAATCGTATCACCAAACTCTTTGGTGAAGATGAAGCCAAGAAACTTTCGCCTTGGAACAAGCTGTCATTGCGCGAAGCAATGATCATGAACCGCGAGCATCAAGTTTATGAGATGATTGGCATCTCAACTCTTGACTACATTGAACTGTATAAGAAGTTCACTTATTCGCAGCAAGAGTCATATCGTCTTGATCATATCGCGCACGTTGAAGTTGGTGAAAAGAAGTTAGACTATTCTGAATTCGAAAACCTGCATCAGCTGTATAAGCAGGATTATCAGAAGTTCATCGAGTATAACATCAAGGACGTAGAACTTGTTGAGAAACTCGAAGATAAGATGAAGTTGATTGAGTTGGCGTTGACTCTTGCGTATGACAACAAAGTCAACCATGATGATGTGTTTGCGCAGGTTCGCATGTGGGATGCGATTGTATACAACTATCTTCTCAAGAAGAAGATTGTAATCCCGCAGATGAAGCGTGGTTCAAAGAACTCGCAGTATGAAGGTGCGTATGTTAAGGATCCAATCCTTGGCATGCATGAGTGGGTTGCATCGTTTGACTTGAACAGTCTGTATCCGCACTTGATCATGCAGTATAACATCTCGATGGAAACTCTTGTTGATCCAAAGAGATATAATGATAACATGCGCGGTTTGATTACCAACGGCGATATCAACGTTGAGTCTTTACTTAATCAGAAGGTTGATACTGAGATTCTAAAGCACCTTGGAGTCACTCTAACTCCAAATGGTCAGCTATTCCGTATCGATGAACAGGGTGTAATGCCTGAGATCATGGATAGCATGTACAAAGATCGTACACGCTATAAGAAGCTGGCGCTGGAAGCCAAAAAGAAAATCGAAACTGTTCTCGACGATAAGAATCAGGTTCATTATCTTGAGAAGCAAGTTGCACGATATAACAATCTACAGCTGGCTAAAAAGGTTACTCTGAACTCCGCTTACGGTGCGATGGGTAACCAGTACTTCCGCTTCTTTGATATTCGTGTTGCTGAGGCGATTACTACGGCTGGTCAGTTGAGTATTCGTTGGATTGAAAACAAGATCAACGACTATATGAATAAGCTGCTCAAGACTAATGGCGAGGACTATGTCATCGCATCGGACACTGACTCAATCTATCTGAACATGGGTCCACTGGTCAAGAAACTTTATCCTGATACTTCTGACACCAAGAAAGTCATCAAGTTCATGAACAAGGTTTGCGACGACAAGATTCAGCCATTCATTGATAAGTCATACGAAGAACTGAAAGAATACGTTAACGCATTCCAACAGCGTATGGAAATGAAGCGCGAGTCTTTGGCTGACAAGGCGATCTGGGTTGCCAAGAAGAACTATATTCTGAACGTCCATGATAGTGAAGGTGTGGCGTATGCCAAGCCTAAACTGAAGATGATGGGTATTTCGGCGATTCGTTCTTCAACTCCATCCGCTTGTCGCGCAAAGATTAAGGAAGCGATCAATCTAATCATGACAACCGATCAGGATCATCTGATCAAGTTCATTGGTGAATTCCGAGAAGAATTCAAGACTCTGCCGATTGAAGAAATTGCTTTCCCGCGATCAGTGAATGGTCTTGGTGAATATGCTGATGCTGCAAACATCTTCAAAAAGGGTACGCCAATTCATGTGAAGGGTGCGCTGGTTTACAATCACTTCCTGCGCACTCTGAAACTGAACAAGCGTTATCAAGAGATTCAGGAAGGTGAGAAAATCAAGTTCATCTATCTGAAGCAGCCAAACATCTTCAATAACAACACTCTTGCGTTCATATCTGGTCTACCCAAGCAGTTGGGTGCTGAGCAGTATATTGATTATGATTTGCAGTTTGATAAGTCGTTCCTTGAGCCACTTGATATCATTTTGAGCACGATCAATTGGCAATCAGAAAAGGTTGATTCTCTAGAGGATTTCTTTGCATGATTAGCGTAATTATGCCAACCATGTGGGTTGGACCATATTATAATGAGATGTTAAAACAGTTCAACGACCACCCATTGGTTGGTGAAATCATCATCATTGATAATGATCCAGATATCTCAGACCCAAGTGTGTTGGCTCTGTCAAAAGTTAAACATTATCCACAGAGCCAAAACATTTATGTCAACCCTGCATGGAATCTGGGTGCAAAGCTGGCACAGTATGATAAACTCTGCCTGTATAGTGATGACGTGAAGTTTGGAATGGGAATCATTGATAGAATTGAAGAGTATATCACTCCGCAGTTTGGCTTGATTGGCTTTAAGGGAGAATGTGTTTGGGAAACCACACATATTCTTTATGATGATGGCAAGAAGGCAATGTTAAATGTTACCAATCAGCCAAATAGTGTGTATGCTACTTGCCTGTTTGTCAACAAAGGCAGTTATCATGAGATTCCAGAAGATCTGAAAATCTACTGGGGTGATACTTATTTGTTCTACAAGAACAGACATGAAGGCAAGCATAATTTGGAAATTGACAAGGTGCAGGTCTTGACGCTTCTTTCCACGACTTCTTCAATGGAAGAATTTAAGCCAATAACAACGGTAGAAAAAGAACTGTCAAAGAAATATCTTGAGCCGCTCGGATTTGATATGCCACCAGATGTAATAATTGATGTTGGAGCGCAGACATGGAAGATTACCTAAAAGAATTCTATCAAGAGTTGAGCGCCATAAGCAAAGAGATCACATTTGATAACGTCATTAATGACGATGGTGATCCAGTTCCGCTCAATCCTCAATCATATAAGGGCAAAGTCTATATTGAGTTGAAGGATAAACTGGAAGGCTTTGATGACTATGTATTCATCGAGTATGATCAGCATGCTATTGTAAAACATGAATTACCTGCAACTCGGTTTTATCCTCATGACAAGAAGGTTTTGATTTGCACTTCGGGTGAGTCGAAGTTTCATTCAATGCATGAGATCAAGAGCCACTTCCATCATGTCTTTGCTAATTATTATTGGGATGAAGAAGGTGTGACTTCTCTGCCTCTTGGGTATTTTGCATACCATGAGGACAACTATATTCCATCAAAGGAAAGGCTGCATAACATTCACTTTGTTGCTTGCCTCAATAAGCATAGAATCGCACTAGCCTCTGCTCTCACTAAAATTCCAGAGTGGTTAATCTTCTTTGGTATGCATACAAAGCGATTCAAGACACTCAAATATCTAAATGCTTTTGCTAAACTGTTCCCTGGAAACACTATTCAGTTCAATCACGAATTCAATGCTGGGCTAAATAGTCAAACTTATTGCAATACTCTCAGAAACACCAAGATTGTTCTTGCTCCTCGTGGCTGGATTAATTCTGAGACCTTTAGAATGTATGAAGCAATGCAATATGGATGTGTTGTCTTTTGCGATAAACTCCCAGACAGGGAATACTATAAAGACATTCCAGTTTTCCAAGTTGACAACTGGAAAGATGGGTTGAAGAAAGCCAAGGATCTATTAAAGGATCAGGAATATCTAACTTATCTGAGCGAGAAGCATCGCCAGTTCTACGAAGAAAAACTTTCTCCGCAGGCAACAGCCAAAATCATAATCAACGCACTAAAGAATAAATGAT